GGGGATAATAAGACCGTGGACCTTCTGAGGTATGCGGCATGGTTGACGCAGAGGTACCTGACTCCTGCCAAGAAGGAACGATCATACAATGATCTAAAGGAAGCGGTACGGATTCGCAACGCAGAACTGGCCCGTGCCGGCCAGGACATCGGACAAATCCCGCAGGTAGTTGATCCCGACCGCAAGGACAAAGCCCTTCAGAGCTTCAGGTATTTTTGCGAGACGTACTTTTCGGAGGTGTTCTATCTGCCCTGGTCCGGTGATCACCTCAAGGTTATCGACAAGATCGAGCAGGCTGTACTCAAAGGAGGATTATTTGCGCTGGCAATGCCTCGCGGAAGCGGCAAAACGGTGCTGATGCAGATGGCCTGCCTGTGGTCGGCGCTGATTGGGGCAACAGAATTCGTGTGCCTCATCGCTGCCTCGGCCGAGCGGGCAAAGGACCTTTTGGAAAATATCAAAGTATGGCTTGAGACCAACCCGCTTCTGCACGAGGATTTTCCGGAGGTGACGTTTGCGATCCGCGCGCTGGAGCGGATCACCAACCGCCAAAAAGGCCAAAAGCACAATGGTGTTGCCACCCGCATTGAATGGAACGCAGATAAAATTGTACTTCCGACCATCGAAGGCAGCCGGGCGTCGGGGGTGGTGATCTCCTGTTCCGGGATGAAGGGCTCGGATATCCGCGGTCAAAACCACGCGCGTGCCGATGGCAAGGTGGTGCGGCCGCAGCTTGTCATGGTCGATGACCCCCAGACCACTGAATCTGCCTGGAGTCCATCGCAATCGCAGCGAAGAGAGGCGATATTGTCGGGAGATGTACTTGGTATGGCCGGTCCGGGCAAGAAGATCTCGGGACTGATGGCCTGTACGGTGATCCGGCCCGGTGACATGGCAGACAGCATTCTGGACCGTGAAAAACACCCCGAGTGGCAAGGGGAAAGGACCAAGATGGTCTATGCCTTCCCTTCGAACGAAAAACTCTGGCAGCAGTACGCCGAAATTCGCGCCGATTCCCTGCGTAATGATGGTGATGGCTCAATGGCGACCGAGTTTTACATCAAGAATAGAGAGGCGATGGACGCCGGTGCCATTGTCGCCTGGCCCGAGCGTCATAACGAAGATGAGATCAGCGCCATCCAGCACGCGATGAATCTGAGGCTGCGGGACGAGGCCGCGTTCTTTGCCGAATACCAGAATGAACCTGTGGTGGAATCCGAAGGGGAAGAACAACTAACCGCCGACGAGATTGCCGCCAAGCTTAATGGCTACAACCGCAGTGTTGTTCCCGTCGGTTGTCAGAACGTCACAATGTTCGTCGACGTCCAGCAGAAGGCGCTTTTTTGGATGCTGTGCGGGTGGGAGACGGATTTCACCGGCTATGTCCTGGATTACGGAACCTGGCCGGACCAGAAGCGGCTGTTTTTTACGCTTCGGGATATCCGTCGCACGCTGGCGCAGCAAAAGCCGCAGGCGGGGCTTGAAGGGCAAATTTATCATGCCCTGGACCAGTTGACCGAAGAGAGGCTGACCAGGGTCTATCGCAGGGAGGATGGATTGGACCTCAAGATCAGCCGTTGCCTGATCGATGCCAACTGGGGACAATCGACCGATGTGATCTATCAGTTTTGCAGGCAATCGAGGTTCTCCGGGGTCGTTTTGCCCAGTCACGGTAAGTTTGTCGGCGCCTCATCTGTTCCATTTTCAGATTACACCCGGAAGAAAGGCGACCGTATCGGACTGCACTGGCGCATTCCAAACACCATTGGCAAGCGTGCCGTGCGGCATGTCTTGATCGATACGAACTTCTGGAAGACCTTCATCCATGCCAGGCTGGCTGTTTCCATGGGTGATCCAGGGGCGCTGTCGCTATTCGGCAGAGAAGAAACCACGCACAAACTGCTGGCGGAGCATCTGACGGCTGAATATCGCATCCGAACCACGGCCCGAGACCGCACGGTCGACGAATGGAAACTTAAAGCCATCCGGCCGGACAACCACTGGCTGGACTGCCTGGTGGGCTGCGCGGTAGCCGCTTCGATGGAAGGGGCCAAGCTGTTTGGTACCGAGCAGGCGCTGATTCAAAGGCCCAGGCGAATTAAGCTATCCGATGTACAGAAGAGAAGAATGTAAATTTCTTTTTGTTGATTTAGTACAAAAACGCTCCAGCCGGAAAAAACTACTTATAGAGGGACACATGTTTTTGCGAACTTATGTGTGCTTCTGCAAAAGAGAAAGATTTTCATCGCAACGACAGGCCCGGTCAATCGACTAAGTATATATAGGGGCAAGTAAGTTTTTTGTCTTTCACCAGAGTAAAGGTCAATCAATCGTAATGTCGGATAACACTATCGAAACGTCCATCAAAGAGAACGCTGCCGGCCCTAAACGGGCCAGCGGCGATGCCGGCTCGGTCGAGCAGCATTCACTATCTGACCAGATCGCGGCTGATAAGCATTTCGCGTCAAAGAATGCGATGTCAAGCAAGGGGTTGGGAATTAAGCTGGTCAAGCTGTCGCCCGGAGGCACCTGTTAATGTGGCCGTTTGGGCGCAGTAAAAAGTCCAAGCAGGTGCGAACCATCCCCGTCGCGCTTCAGGCCCGGTACGATGCCGCCCAGACGACGCGTGAGAACATCCGGCACTGGGCGATGGCCGATGCACTCTCGGCAGATGCGGCCGCCAACAGCGAAGTTCGAAAGAAACTCCGTGAGAGAGCCCGCTACGAGGTTGCCAATAATAGTTATGCCAAGGGTATTGTTTTGACGCTTGCCAATGATTGCGTCGGCACAGGTCCCCGCCTGCAGGTTTTAACGGGAGACAATAACCTCAATAAGCAGATCGAGTCGGCCTTTATGCAGTGGGCGCATTCAGTGCAACTGGCGATTAAGCTTCGGACCATGCGGATGAGCAAGTCCACGGACGGCGAGGTGTTTGCGATTTTGACAGGCAACGGCCAATTGCCTGGCCCTGTGAAGCTCGATCTTGCCCTGGTCGAGGCGGATCGGGTCACGACGCCTGCGTACGGGTTTGATGCGACAATCGATGGAATCGAGCTGGATGCGTATGGCAATCCAAGCCGGTATTTTATTTTGGATAGTCATCCCGGTGATACAAGTTCAGTTGTTGGTGATTTTATGCAGGTTGACGCCGATGCCGTGATTCACTGGTTCAGGGCAGATCGTCCCGGCCAGCACAGAGGAATCCCTGAGATTACGCCGGCGCTGCCGTTGTTTGCTCAGCTTCGCCGGTATACGTTGGCGGTATTGGCGGCGGCGGAAACGGCTGCTGACTTTGCGGCGGTTCTGTTTACGGACGCTCCGGCCAACGGTGAAGCGGCCCAGGTGGAGCCGATGGACGTGGTCGAACTGGAAAAACGCATGGCGACGGTTCTGCCCGATGGATGGAAGCTGGGTCAGATCAAGGCCGAGCAGCCGGCGACCAGTTATGCAGAGTTTAAGCGGGAGATCCTCAACGAGATTGCCCGCTGCCTGAACCTGCCGTACAACATCGCGGCATGTAACTCGTCAGGGTATAACTACGCGTCAGGGCGTTTAGATCACCAAACGTACTACAAGAGCATTCGCGTCGAACAGGCAGATATGGCATCGGTGGTTCTGGATCAGATCTTAGCGGCATGGATTTATGAGGCCATGCTGTCCAGCGAGTTTTCGACATTGCGGCAATTATCTTACTTGCCGCACCAGTGGTTCTTCGATGGGACCGAGCACGTCGACCCGGCGAAAGAAGCCAACGCCCAGAAGATCCGCCTGGAGTCCAATACGACCACACTGGCCGCGGAATTTGCACGTCAGGGGAAGGATTGGGAAACCGAACTCCACCAGCGTGCCAAAGAGAAAAACCTCATGGCCGAACTTGGCCTAGTGACTGAACAAACGATAACCACCGTCCTGGAGGATGACACTGAAGATGAAGAATAATCTGCCCCAGTCCCTTGCGTTTACCTGTCCGATCCAGATTGAGGCGGCCGCTTCAGATGAAAAAGCGGTGCCGAAGTTTTCCATGGTCGCCTATACGGGTGGCCTGATGCGGATCGAAGGGTTCCAGCATCCGGTAGTCGTAGACCTCGAGGGAATCAGTATCGACCGCCAGAACATCCCCATCCGTCTGGACCATAACCCCAAGCAGGGAGTCGGCCATACCGAGCGGGTGGTCATCGAAAACGGTCAGATCCTGGCAGAAGGACTTATCTCACGTGATACCGCCTGGGCCAGGGATGTGACAAAAAGCGGCCAGCGCGGATTCCCATGGCAGGCCAGTATCGGCGCTTCAATCTTGGATGCCCAGTTCATTCCGAACGGGCAGACAGTTCATGTTAACGGCAGGACTTTTGAAGGTCCTTTGTATGTCATTCGAAAATCAATTCTTAAGGAGATCAGCTTCGTGGACAACGGTGCAGATAGCGAAACCAGCGCAAAAGTAGCGGCGCAGTCAACAGAACAAGACAAAAACCAGGAAACCACCCCTAAGGCAGCCGAAACGGTGCAGACAGAGCAAAAGACCTGCTCCTGCAAGTCCTGCCAGGCAGCCGAAGCACAGCCGGAAAAAACCTGCGACTGCGGCACGGACAAAACCCCTCAGAAGATCGAGGCGACTGCCGATCCTGTGGCCGAGATGCGTCAGCGGATTGCCGCTGAGACCAAACGCATCCAGGCGATCCGGACAGTCTGTGACGGAAAGCACACGGACATCGAGGCCAGGGCGATCGCCGAAGGCTGGGACGTGACCCGATGTGAGCTGGAGGTGCTGCGTGCCTCCAGGCCCAAGGCGCCGGCGGTGCACATCCCCAAAACCCAGTCGGCCCCGCAGGTCTTTGAGGCGGTGGCGATGATGTCAGCGGGTGTGGCGGCAAACCGGATGGGACAGTTGTTTGATGCCCCCACGCTGGAAGCGGCTGACAAGCTCCGCGGCATCGGAATCCAGGAGTTCTGCGAGAAAGCCGTCGGGATGCAGCTTCCGCGGTACCGTCGCGATGCATCCGGGTGGCTGCAGGCGGCCTTCAGTACGGCGTCATTGCCTGGCATCCTCTCGAATATCGCCAACAAAATGCTTCTGGAAGGCTACAACTATATCGAGGATGCCTGGCGGCAGATCTGCAAGATCGCCTCGGTCAACGACTTCAAGGAGCATACCCGCTATCGGATGACCGGCAGTTTTACCTTTGAAAAGGTCGGCTGGGGCGGTGAACTGAAGCACGGCAAGATCGATGAGCTGACGTTCGGTCAGAAAGCCGAAACCCACGGCATCATGTTTGCTCTGACTCGCCAGATGATCATCAACGATGACATGGGTGCGTTTGCGGATATTCCGCGCTCGATTGGCATGGGTGCCGCCGAAGCGATTGCCGATGCGGTCTGGTCGCTGCTCCTGAGCAATCCGAGCAATTTCTTTTCGGCCGATCACAAGAACTACATCGAAGGCGCCGATACCGCATTGAGCGTGGATTCGCTGACCGCGGCAGAGGTTCTGTTCAGCAATCAGACCAAACCCAATGGTCGGCCGCTGGGGATCAGTCCTTCAATCCTGCTTGTTCCGACGGCCCTGAAGGTAGCGGCTCAGCTTCTGATGAGCTCGACCATGCTCAATGAAACGACGACTGCCAATAAAGGCAAGCCCGCTAACAATCCGCATGTCGGTAAGTTTGGCGTTGTCAGCAGTTCCTACCTGGGTAATGCTTCGTTTGCCGGTAACAGCAGTAAGGCATGGTATTTGTTTGCCGATCCCAACCGGATGCCGGCGCTGGAAGTAGCGTTCCTCAATGGTGTCGACCGCCCGACGGTTGAAAAAACCGATGCCGACTTCAACACACTGGGCATTCAGTTCCGCGGCTATATCGATTTTGGCGTTCGTGAACAGGACTTCAGAGCGGCACTCAGAGTAAAGGGTGAGGCATAAGCCTCATCCCTTTTATCTCTGAGGGTGGATGACAATCAAACTTTTATAAGGACATACTATGACAGTTGCACAGTTTGTACAAGAGGGAAAATCCATTGACTACATCCCGCTGGCGGCGGTAACCGCAGGTGATGTTGTTGTCGCCGGCGACCTGGTTGGTGTTGCCAAAATCGACATTGCCGCGGGCCAGCTTGGAGCGCTTGCCGTCGAGGGGGTTTTTGAGGTCCCCAAGGAAGCGGCCGCTACCGATAAGGAGATTGCGTTCGGCACCAAGGTGTACTGGAATGCTACCGATCATCGCGTGGAAGTCACGGACGGTACCGGCGTGCATAAGTACATGGGTAAAACCACCAAGGCGGCACTGACGACCGATACGACCACACGGGTCAGGCTGGAGCAGTAGTGCTCAACGGGGGGCTTAACTGGCTGGAGCAGAAGTTAAAAGCCTTCTGCTCCAGCCCAATCGAATACCGCCGGCAGGACCAGGTGATTTCAGTCAACGCGGTTTTTGGCAAAACGGATTACCAGGCGGACACCGGCAGCGGCATGACCATTGAGAGCTTCGTCTGGGACTTTCTGATCCAAGCGGCTGATCTTGGCACAGAGCCCAAGGTGGGCGACACGATCATTGTCAATGGCCGCTCATTTGAAGTCATGAAACTGGCCGGACAGGGGTGCTGGCGCTGGACCGGCCCCAATCAGAAAACCTATCGCATTCACACCAGGGATATTGGCAATGACCTGTAACGAACAATATGAATCTGTTTGCCGGGACGAGTTTGCCGAGCTGCACAAGAAACTCGACCACCTGGACGAGGCCATTCGCGGCAACGGTAAGCCGGGGATTCAGCTTCGCCTGGACCGGCTTGAGCAGGACCGGCTGTCCCGCAGTAAGATCGTCTGGTTCCTGCTGGGGCTTGCGGGGGCGATTATGGTGCGGTGGCTGGGGGAATTCCTGTGAAGATCGCCATCGACATTGCAGATGCCATTGTCACCGAGCTGCAAAATGCGTCCTTCAGCGAGGCGTTAACCCTCTCGCGGCGTGTGCTGCCGGAGTTTGAACTGGCAGAACTGAAGGACTTAACCGTAACGGTGGTTCCAAAAGCGGTGCAGATTACCAATATCACCCGCCAGTCCAGCAGCTTCGATGTGGCTGTCGATATCGGGATTCAGCAGAAGATCGGCAAAGATACGGATGCCGAGGTTCTGCGGTTGAGCGGAGTGGTCACGGAACTTGTATCCTATTTAAATAGAAGGCCCCTGACCGGTCTGCCGGCAGCGCAGTTTAAGTCCATTGCCAATGAGCCGGTCTATGTCCCTGAGCACCTGTCGCAGAACAGGCTTTTTACATCCGTTTTAACGCTTACTTATAAGGTGATCTGTGGCTAACCATTTAGATGAACTTGCAGACTTGATCGCGGCGGATCTGAAAGCCGGCAAGAAGGCTAAATCGCTAACCGAACTGCCGTCCGAATACCGCCAGGGCATGACAGACGTTGCGTTCCAGAAAGCCATGTGCCTGGGTAAACGTCAGCTCAGGTTGGAGAAACTAACAGAACTGACGTCCGGCAAAGTTTTTAAGGCGCTGTTCCCCAATGCAACCGTCCAGATTGTTGGCAACCGTATCATTATCGAGGTAACCGATGTTCCTGCAGCAAACTAAATCCCTGTGCCACTTCTATAAGAGCACATCCGGTCTGGCCCTTGGCGGAGGATGCACCAAAGCATTCCTGGACTCGGTGCATGGCGATGTCAGTAGAGTGTGTACTGCCGACGGTGGGCCTATTTTTCAGGGGCTCTGCAGCGGAATGAATGCTGTGGATGCAGGTGGCAAGCCTGTATTGAGGGTTGGTGGGGTCATGGCGACAATTCTGCCCGGCCTTGTCGCGGTTGTAAATAGTACGCGTCACGAAGTACTTGCATCGGGTGAAGATACAGTCGAGCTTTCCTCAGAGGCCTGGCTAAATGAAATGATGATTTATGCCGTCAATACCACCGGCGCCAGTTCTATCGTGACGATCAACAACCCTGATCTTTATTTCCAGGGTCAGGCTGTTATCGCCAGGTACTACGGGGGAAGCTATCTCGGCAATTTTACCGTTGTTAATGTCGATGCGGTCAATTATCAGATTACGGTCGATGACAATAATGCCCTTTATAGCGCGTACAATGAGGGTGATATTGCCCTGGCTCCTGCAGAATGGACAGGCGTTCAGGTGATAATTGGCGGTGCATACAATGATTTTCAAACGACTCTGAATAATTTGGACGCCTACTACCGTGACCAATGGCTCTTCTTTAGTGAAGACCTTGCTCCCGCGGTCAAGTACGAAATTATCGATGGCCACGATGGAGAAAACAACAATAATACGCGCCTCTATATTGTCGGCTACAACACGCATGCGTACGATTGCCTGCCGCCTGATCCGAACTACTTTCCTGCTGCGACGCAGAATGTCGGCACACATTACAAAACCGCCCTGCAGCGGGCCAAGGACAGGTCCGATGCGTCCATTGCCGGCGATCTGCCGGTTGTATCGTCGGCCAACCTGCCCGACTGGGCCGCTGTTTTCAATTTGCGTACCAATGTAGAAAACGTTGTCCTCATGGGGCTATTCTTCCAGCTTGATCTGAACAAGAAAGCCGTCGGCGTGGGTGTCGATACGACAGGATCGTCGTTTATTCGTCATTGTGCGGTCGGTGCCAGCGGTTACGATGCGTCACCGAAACTTTTTGGCGGTCAAGCATTGTTCAATCTTGGCGGCATTGGGGTAGGCGGGGCTGTTTACGATTGCTTTGCAAAGGGAGTCATGCTCCTGAACGCCGGCGGCTCAACCAGCACGGCCGCAGGCGGTGCGTGGGAGGTCTCGTATTGTATCGGGATTCACTGCGGCAACCTGACCGCCAAGAATTTCGGCATGACGGCGCATCACAATATTCTGATGCACGGCGGATGGGGGCTGGCTCTCAGCACGCGAGGCAGTATTGTCGCCTATAACAACATCATTTTCAAACCCACATTGGGCGGCATGGTGTTCGATGGATACGACAGCCGTGTGTCTGCGTATAACAATATCTTTATCATTGACGAGGACCTGGCGGTATACGGTGTGATCGGTGTTCTGAACGGTTCGGCCGTCTATTGGGACTATAACTGCTATTGCAAACCGGATGGAACTCCGGTGGATCTCTTTATCTCAGGGCCAGGCGGCTCAGCAGATAATGTCAATTACAACTACATCCAAAAGGGGATGCATGATGTGGAAGCGAATCCTCTATTCACGGATCCGGATGGTTTTAACTTTCAACTGAAAAGCGGCAGCCCCTGCATCGGCGCAGGCCGGCCGGACATTGTCGGCAATCCCACAAGCATCGGTCTGTCCGTTTCACAAACAACTGTGCCTGTCGGTATTTTCGGCAAAAGAATAGGTCTTTACGGAGCTTAACAGCAACATGAACAATGCATTTATTCTCTATGGTCAGTACCAGAACCCTTACCTGCGGTTCGTCAGGGTGTGTGACGGTTTCGTTTTTGACAGAGTCGCAGCGACGCTTACCGCCGAACCCACCTGGGGTGACAGCGCAGTCAGTTTGGGTGCAAAGAATCCGAGCATTAACGGCTGGCCCGTCATGATCCCCGGTCTGCCCAACGGCAGCTTCGATATGCAGTTGTACGATTCGGACCTGCCGGCACAGACCGATGAGATGATCACCGGATGGCGGCTGATCATGCCGCATCAACTGGTGATCGACCCGACGCAGTTCCCGCTGGACATCTTTGGCAGGATCCGGACGACCAATGCTTAAGATCACGCATTTGTTCTTTGACAGCCCCAGGGTGACCCGTTCGGTGGATAAAACCACCCGTAAGGTCTTGAGCCGCTTTGGGGCGTTTGTCAGGCGAACGGCCAAGCAGAGTATCCGCAAGCGGAAGAAGCCCTCGCCTGCAGGTCAGCCGCCTTCGAGTCATACGGGCCTGTTGAAGAAGTTCATCTTTTTTGGATACGAGCCTCAGAAAAAAAGCGTGGTCATTGGGCCGGAACTTTTGACCGACGGCAGAAAGGGCCAGGCACCCAGCGCACTGGAGTACGGGGGCAAGATTACCTTTAATAAAAAACGCGTGAGTATCTCGGCCAGGCCTTTCATGGGCCCGGCCTTCGAAAAAGAAAAACCACTCCTTCCCTCCATGTGGAAGGATTCCGTCAAATAACATTTTAGGAGTAATGACAACCATGGCAGATTTTCTATTGGGCATGAATGCCAAGATTTATCAGGGGGCCGCATCGGCAACCCCTGCATCACTGGCGCCTTCAGCGCTAACTGAAATGGGCAATGTTAAAGACGTTACGCTGTCTCTTGAAGCCGGCGAGGCAGATGTCACCACCCGTGCCAATTCCGGATGGCGGGCAACGGCCCCGACGCTGCGTGAGTGCAGCTGCGAGTTTGAGATGGTGTGGAAACCCGGTGATGCAGGATTTGAGGCGATTAAGACCGCATTTTTGAACGCCGGAACGGTGGCACTGGCGGTTTTAACCGGTGCGCATGATGCAGCGGGCGCAGAAGGACCGATCGGCAACTGGTCGATTACCAACTTCTCGCGGTCAGAAGCACTGGAAGAGGCGGTTACCGTTAGCGTCACGGCCAAACTGGCTGCCTTCGGTCAGTGGTATGTATCGTCTGCGGTTTAGAATTGACGATTTTCGATGGACGATTGTCGATTGACCTGCTTTGTCCATCGTCGTTCGTCAATCGTCAATAAACGTACAATTCAGGAGAACTCTTTTCATGAAACACTTTAACGATGCCGCGGGCCGAACGTGGGCGATTGCCCTTAACCTCGGGACCGCCATGCAGGTCAAAGATACACTCGGGATCGATTTACTTCGACCCGAAGACGGCAACCCGCCTCTTTTGACCCGGTTGGGAACCGATGAGATGCTCTTGGGGGAGGTGTTGTGTGCGCTTCTGTCCAGCCAGTTTGAAAAGCACAAGGTCGCCGCCGCCGATGTTTGGATGGCATTTGATGGTGCTACGCTGCTTTCAGCGCAGACTGCCTTTTATGAGGAATTGGCGGATTTTTTCCAGGCCCGAGGCCGCACCGACAGGGCCAAAGCGGTCAGGGCACAGATGCAGATGATCCTGCGGGCGACGGCCGCCATCGAAAACAGGATCGCAGACATGGATCTGGATGCGATGATCGATGGAGCGCTGTCTGGCACATGGCCGGATGCCTCGGGATCGACCCCAGGCACTTGACGCTTCGGCAATTGCTCTGGATGGCCGAGGGGCATCACAGGGACAGATGGCAGCATACGTCGACCATCCTGGCGCTGATTGCCAATGTCAACCGCGATCCCAAGAAGAACAGGCCGTTTAAGCCGTCCGATTTTGACCCCTATCTTAAAAAGACATCCCGGCCGGATGCGATTGTTGTTACCAAGGAAAACATATCCATTTTACGAAACGCTTTTACAGGAGAAAAACACCCATGAAAACAGACCTTTTACACAAACTGACCAACTGGATCGATCACAACCGCTACACGGTTCTGTCGCTGATTTTGTTCGCATTGATGTTCGGCGGTGTCATGGCCATGACCGGATGCGAATCGACCACGGCAGGACTTGTTTCGGCAAACGACAATTCGCCGCCGGCGAAAGTCACACGCAGCGAGTTTCAACGTCAGGCGCTGATTACGGAAAAGGACTTTTCCATTCGCCGGCTCGAACTGGACCAGCAGACCGCGGCTTTTAATGAGGAAGTCAAGGCATTCAATGAGCAGGTTCAATTGGGACTGGATGACCTTCAGCGGCAGGATGAGTTCAAGCAGCAGCTTTTGGAAACCGCCGGTGTGGTTATTACAGGCGCAACCGAGGGGACGCTCAATCCTGCGTCGCTTATTCCCATAGGCATCGGTCTATTGGGCGGCGCATTGGGACTTGGCACCTCGGCGGATAACCGGCGTAAAGATAAGCTGATCACGACGCTTAAATCGGAATCTTGCTGAAGTTCAGGTACCTGTCGTAAAGGTCGTTAATCCAGCTTTCTGTGGTATGCATCCGAATTGCCTGGACCACCGACTCCAAGGTCCAGGGAATAAAAGAGGATTCAGAGTTAAGAAACTGCCGGTACAGACTGACGGCCTGGCTGCACGCCTCGTTGTCCTGGGGGCTTAAAAAGGCAAAGAACCCATCTGCAAACTGGCCGGTGTTGAGCAGGCTTAAGGCAAGCAGGTGGTCCCGCCAGATCTGCTGGAGCGGTTTGGTTTTGAGGCAGTCCATCCGGCCTGTCTCAAAACATCCGGCCTGCAGGGCAATCCTGTCGTACTGCGGGTGATGTTTGGAGGCCTCGTTGCTGAGGTTTTCGTGATACTTGACCTCGATCCCGATAAAGCCCTTTTGTTCAGCAGGCGTCAGGTATTCCAGATAGATGTCGAAGGCCGAATGGTCGCCGGTAAAACGGTCATCGCCGCGTCCGGGTGAGTATTCAAACTCAATTCCGGTAATCTTAATGCAGCGCCCCTTAGTCAAGGTATAGAAAACCTGAGACGCCAGTTTAAGGTCCAGTTTTAAGTGGGCAAACAAATTAAATGCAAGCGGCTGGCTGGACAGAAGGTTGTTGAAGATGCGGGGCTTGCCATAGAGCTTTCCCTTGCTTTGTTCGGCATTCAGAACTTCTGATTGGATAACCTGGCGGATTTTTTCGTCCAGGTAATTAGCAAGTGTTTCCTTTGCCCAGGGCATTTCGAGAGTTGACCCAAGCGTTCGGCCCCGAAATGTTCCTGCCGGATAGCCTTTTTCAACGCGCCACAGGGACTGAAGAATGCGGGCTTTCCGCTGAAAGACGGATGTATCAACGTTTTCGAATGCATCAACCTGAACAGCCAGTTCGCTGAGTTTATCCATGGGCGATAGTCTCCTTTAGGTACGCCGCAAGTATAGAGAAAAAATGTCAAAGGTCAATTCAATTCGAGCCGGCAGAGCGTTCGTGGAGCTCTTTGCCGATGACACCAAACTGGTGCGGGGTCTGCGCTCTGCTGAGCGCAAGCTCCGCGCCTTTGGCGATGGGATCCGCACCCTTGGGCTAAAGGTCGTCGCCATGGGTGCAGGACTGATGGCTCCCCTGGTCGGATCGGCCAAGGCGTTTAGTACGATGGGGGATTCTGTTGCCAAGATGGCCAAGCGTACGGGCCTGTCGGTGGCGACGGTCAGTGAACTTGGGTATGCCGCCGGCCAAAGCGGCATCCAGATGGAGACGCTGGAGAATGGCCTCCGCCGGATGCAGCGGAGTATCTATGACGCAGGACGCGGACTGAATACGGCGGTGGATTCACTGGCGGATTTGGGTTTAACCTATAAGGACCTGCAGGGCCTGTCGCCGGAAGAACAGTTTAAGCTGATTGCCGACCGGATCAGCCAAGTGGAAGACCCGACCAAACGTGCCGCGATTGCGATGACGCTCTTGGGGCGGTCAGGAACGGCGCTCTTGCCGATGTTCGAACAGGGAGCCGCCGGAATCAGTGCGCTGCAGGAAGAGGCCCGAAAGCTCGGCCTGACCATGAACGCAGAAGACGCCAAGGCCGCCGAGATCTTCGGGGATACCCTGGATCGCCTGTGGTCGGTTGTGAAAATGACGACATTCCAGATCGGAGCGGCACTCGCTCCGGCGCTTCAGGCGATCACCCAGATCATTATTGATATCGTGGTCAAGATCAATGCCTGGATTCAGCAGAACCGGGCGGTCATTGTCTCTGTAGCAAAGATCATCGCGGCTGTCATTGCCGGCGGTGCAGTCCTGGTGGGGCTTGGCGCCACTATTAGTGGATTAGGCATGGCTTTTGGCAAACTGAGCCTGATTGTGACCTCCGTCGGTGCGGTCTTGAAGGTGCTGGCGTCTGCGATTGCGTTCTTGGTTTCTCCCATCGGACTTGTGATCACCGCGATAAGCGCACTTGGCGCATATCTAATCTATACGACCGGCGCAGCGGGCAAGGCCATCGACTGGCTGGGGGAGAAGTTTTCTATCCTGAAAGACGATGCAATGGCTGCTTACCAGGGGATCGCGGACGCGATGGCGGCTGGTAATATGGCGCTGGCTGCACGGATCCTTTGGCTGACACTTAAGATGGAATGGATGCGGGGAATTAATCTCTTGGAAAAGGCCTGGCTAAACTTCCGCAACTTCTTCATCCGAATCGGGTATGACGCTTTTTACGGCATGATGGGGGCGGTCCAGACCGTCTGGCACGGTCTGGAGGTGGGGTGGATTGAGACGACCGCTTTCTTTGCCAAGTGCTGGCAGGGCTTTGTGGGATTCTTTGCTAAATCCTGGGAACACATCAAGGCAGGTGCCCAGAAGGCGTGGAACTGGATTAAATCACTGTTCGATGAATCGTTCGACCTCCAGGCGGAAAACAAGCTGGTTGAGGAACAAAAAGATCAGGCGATTGCAAAGATCGAAGATGAACAGAAACGCAAAACCGCCGAACGCGAAGCGCAGCGCCAACGGCAGCGAGACGACCAAGCCTTAAAGAACGAGCAAATCCTTGAAGAGATCGGACGCCAGCATGCGGACAAGTACAAGCAGCTGGATGATGAGTATGATTCCCGCATGGCGGAGAATACTAGGGAACTTGACGCTGCCCGCAAGGAATGGAAGGACTCGCTTCAGCGTGCCAAAGAAGCCCGCTCTGAAAAACAGCTTCAGTCACAGCCTGCCTCTGTGGAAAAAGCCAACTCCGCCTGGATGGATGTCGGAGATGTCCTGACCGAGGCCGCCAGTAAGATATCGATCACAGGGACCTTTAACGCGATGGGCTCGTGGGGACTGGGCACCGGCAGTGCCGCCGAGCGTACCGCCAAGGCCACCGAGCAGATCGCCCAGAACACACGCAAGCTGCTTGATGAGACCCGCAACAGTGGACCGACATTTACATAAACCTTGAGAACACAATGAAATGACGATGGACGAAGGGCGACTGAGTAAATTGTCCATCGTCAATCATCAATCGTAAATCGATTCTATGCCAATTACCGTAACCGAAAAATTCCAGTCCAGGGATGTTGTCCGTGGGATCAATCCATCGGCGCAGCTCAATTTCATCGTCAACGGGACCGATGACTACGACCAGGCGCTGAATAGACTGTCTGATGTGGCGCCGTCTACGTTCGATAACCTCCCGCGGCAAAACTATGGCGTGGAGCCGATTGCAGATTCCCTGTGGCTGGGATTTGCGCGCTATGGCCGCCAAAACAATCAGCAGGCCGGCGAGGCCGTGCATCAGTTCGACACCGGCGGCGGCAGCCAGCATATCACCCAGAGCCTTCGGACCGTCAAACGTTACGGCAGGCCCGGCATGACCGCGGGGAACTTCCAGGGGGAGATCGGCGTTACCGCCGATTCTGTCGAGGGTGTGGACATCACGGTTCCTGTCTATAATTTCAGCGAAGTGCATTACAAAAACCGCACATTCGTCGATGAGAGCTACAAACTGACCCTGTTTGCCCTGACCGGTGCGGTCAATAATAAGGTTTTTCGTAACTTCAGTCCCGGTGAACTGTTGTTCCTGGGGGCCAGCGGGACCAAAAGAGGTGCTGACGATTGGGAGTTGGTGTTTCGGTTTGCGGCAAGCCCCAATATGGCTGACCTGGTGATCGGAGACATGGCCGGGATCGCTAAAAAGGGGTGGGAGTACATGTGGGTTCAGTATGCCGACCAGGAGGATGCCGACGCTAAAACCCTGATCAAGCAGCCGATCAGCGTCCATATCGAGCAGGTGTACCCGTACAAAAACTTCGATTTACTGAGGCTCTGATATGGCAAAGCAGGTTGCATCCGGCGATAAGTTCCAATTCTCCGCCAAGACATATAACGAAATGAACCGGCTGATCGAGAGCCAGCGCATGGCGGGGCTTTCGGCACAATCTGCCGGAACTCGGTCAGCAAAAGACCATGTCCTGGTGAAAAACATCAGCGGTACCGATGTGCCGCGATTTGGAGTGCTGGGGATCGGCGGAATCGTGTTTGACCCTCAGACATCGCTGCCGGCGTTTACCAGCCGTACGGCGTTTAACGGAGTTATGCCGGCAGAGGCCCACCAGGCAGGCAGATTCCTGATCTGCGCAGAACCGATCAGAAGCGGGGGCATCGGCAGAGCCTGGGCTGACGGGATCGTCACCTGCCGGGTAGATATCGTCAATGAAACGCACCCTTACGCGACCATTAAACCCGATGATGTCATGCAGCTGATCAGCGCCGACCAGGGATTGTGCTATATCCTCTGGAAAGAACCCGGCACGGGCACCAAATGGGCGGTTGTACGCTTTAGCTCGATAGGCAGTTCGCTGCAATGGGCATTCTGTGCAGCGGATGCAGCCTATGGCAACACGCTGGAGTGTTTCCTGAGTACTGACAAGGTGGGGACACTGATAACCGTGTATTTTACTCTAGTCAATTGTACCGCCTTAAACGACGGGCATCTGTCGCTTCGCACCGGGACTCCGATCCCGGTGATGCGGCGGGATGGCCAATGGTGGTGCATCATCCCGATTGAAGGGACGGAGGTGGTGATATGAGTGAACCGATTCTGCCTTTAGCGAGGAATCTCGACACCGACAGATTGTTTCGGGTGAACAATGAAAAGGCCAGGCTGCTGCGAACAATGGCAGTTTCGTACAATGATTTGAACTTGGACTGCTTCCTGCCCCCTGAAATCCCAATCTGGACAGAAGGCGCAGCCTACAAGACAGGCGACATCGTCTATGGCCGGTATGATTATTATAACGGCCTGCCTGAGCCAGAAACGTATGTGGATAACATTTGGGAATGTAAAATCGATCACATTGCTACCGCCGAAACGCAGCCTGTGGATAGTACGACGGTGCGGTGGCGATTGATAGGTACCACACCCTCCGCTCGGGGTTCATCGTGGTGGAGCTTTCTTCCTTTTAAATATCCTCCCTGTGGCACATTGGTTGGACTGAGAAAATACGGTGGAATCAACAGAACGCCGACAGGTGTGATTGCGACGATTGAGGGTGTCGTGCCGCCCAAACCCCAGTATTCTGATATATTCAATAAGTGGCTTTTTGACATCAATGGAACGTACGTTCTTCCGTTGGGCTTAAATCCCTGGATTGTCTCTGGTCTGACATCTCCCGGCGTTCAATGCTATTTTGAATTTCGCGGTTTTTGGAATGGTCAATGCCACGATCTTAAAAAGGACTTACGCATCGAGATGCACACCTCGAGCGTAGATGATGGCTGGCGGAGTTGGGGGTCTGTTTTCTGCGGAGAGACTGAGGTCACTAAGTGTCCGACCAATTACACGATAGCGAACCTTTTGCCTGATACACCTGAGCACAAATGGACGTATCCGTTGGAAGAAGACCCTAACTACATAGCCTGGCAAGAGGCATTGAAACCTGCCGAGGCATTATGTGGAGAAGTGCGGGGGCATTGGGGCGGCCTCGGTTCAATTACGATGCAGGGGTTTACTACGTACCGCTGGATCGTATTTGACATGCTCGAGGTAGATCTTTCCAGCGATAGAAAATCCGCACGTTGCACCTGGCGATTTGCGTTAACTGACGCCAAGGGCAACAGGGCTATTTTGAAGAGCAATGTTGTCTGCACCTTCTATCGTCAGGAGATATACGATGGGATTGTCGGCGGAAGCCTTGAAGTAGTGTCCCCAGGTACAGACGGATACTTTGAAAAGACCATCAGCGGTGTGCCTCTGCTGACGGAATTTGGGGTCACTACTATCCGCGCTTTGGGCAATCGTTATCACGGAGAAGGGCGGTATTTTGGGTCAGTGCTTGCATAGAGGAGTTTGCAAAATGGGATGCTGCGGAAAGCTCAATAAGTTAGCGTCAATTGCACAGGGAAATCTGGCCACTGTGATGCAGGCGATCAATCTTTTGCCGCCAGAGAGATACCTGTACCATCCGGTCAGACTTGATGCCTGCCGTCAGTGCGAACATCACACGTACTTGACTGAATTTGAGTACCTCCGGTGGGTAAATGAAAATGGCGGTACTGCAAAATACGCGTCGGATATTGACGCACTTGAACCGTGGGCCCCGCTGCCGATCAGAGAAGAAAGACTGGGAACAAAGCTATTCTGCAGCGTATGCAAGTGCTGGCTCGAGGCCAAGGCATATGTCAAACAAGAAAACTGCCCTCTGGGAAACCCCGCCTGGCGGAAACCCAGGGAATTCTTTAAGGACACCCTTTAGGGTGATAAGTTCTCACGAGTAGCCGCCAGTGTCTCGTAACGGACATTGCCGCGAATCATAACTTTTATTCAATGTAAGTCACAGGGACAAAATCATGGCTGAGAAATACTGGTATGGCGGTGCGGTCAACCATAAAGGGGACTGGAGCTTTGGCGGCATTGCACCGTTTAATTTAAATGCAGGGCGCACGTTGAATGTAAACGGGTTCACTGGCCTGCCTGCGTCAGGCAACACACTAACTCCAGGCGATCCGATTACAATCACCGGTTCGGGTTTATGTGACGGCACATACAACGTAGATGCCTCCACGACAGCTGACACGATTGTTCTTCCGATCCCGTATTCAATCATTTCCGGCACGGATTCCCTTGTTATGGGGACCCAATGGTCTGCGGCGATGATTGATTTGCATGCATCTGGCGTTCAGCCTGGCATGAAATTAAAGCTTTGGGACGAAACAGATACACTTATTGGCATCACACTCTCAGGTACAGACGGGCTCGCAAATGGAACCGCATTCTCGGCGGCAATGGTTGACTTTACCCTGTGTGTTCAGCCGGGGATGAAAGTTAAATTGTGGGGTTCTGCAGGTACGTTCCTGGGTGAATTCGCAATCATCAGTATTGTGGACGCTGCCACCCTGGAGATTGAGGACACAGGTCTATCCCAAGCCGGGCTGCATTGGGAGATCCAGGTGCGGGATCCGGCAACCTTTGAGGGGTTTTCCATCATCAGCGTGATCGATTCAGGCACATTGGAAGTTGAACAGACTTGCCGCGGCGAAAGCGGTTTGCGTTACGAGATCGTCCGCAGCGAAACCTTCGACGGTACAGAAACCGTTACGTATAACGGCGGTTCTAACTGGAAACACATCTCCGATGGGACCAATGCCCCCAAGCCTGTCGATGGGGACGTAATCCATTTTAACGACCGCGCCTACTTCCTCGATTCGGAAAACAAGTACCAGGGCTGCACAATAAACGTCGATGCACAGGGGACAGGCACGCCCAATCTGGCGGGTGTGTTCGTTTCGGCTGGGTTCAATAGTTCCATCGGCAGCGCCTCAAAGCCACTGGAGGTCAACTGTCAGGGCAAGGACGTTGTGGTCGATGGTCCCTGCAAGGTGTATTTGCGGCTTTCGGCAGGCGAGGCGGCCGATGCCGGATGCGGCCGGCTTGTGGTCAATAACGATAAAGCCAGCGTTTTCGTCTCCAGTTACCTGAATAATGTAGAACATGTATGCCTGTATGATTTACTGGTCTGCCTCAAGGGGGCTCTGTGGATCCGGGACAATGCGGCTGTGAAGAACATCCTTGCCGCCAATTACAACGCCATTATCGACGGCGGTATTGGGATTGAGGATGTCAAAAACGGTACCTTGTGTTCGATCACGGCCGTCAAAGGTGAGATCACCTGGCGATCCAAACTGGACCAGGTGGAGTTATTTGATGCGAAGTTCGCCTGGGGGGACTACGGGATGGTGGAAGTGACAGACTACGCCTGCAATCTGTTGACCATTTATTCCAAAAGCGGGGAATTCATGTGGCAGATGGCTGATAGCGGATACTCAGTCATCAAAAAGATCCTTCTTTACGCAGGCAACCTGACCGCCTCCCAGGCTGTAAACAGCGGCTACCAGAAACGAATCGGCACCAGCTCAGAGATCAGCGAATTATGGCCGGACGCGGTGGCAAATTTCAACAGCAGTTCCAACAACGTCCTGATCGCACCCGGATCCAAGCTGGAAGCACACGGTGGGACGCTGATCGCCTCCTGCGGGTCGCTATTGGGGTGGTAAAACAGTTGACATCTTGTTGCGATAGGCATAGTATACGTTTCTCCTTCTGCCGCCTGCGGTAGCCCTGGGAAGTTCACCCACTTCCTCCTCCTTCTAACCGCAGGCGGTCTTTTAAACCTAAATTTCTGCACACCTACAGGAGATTAAATGACACAAAAAAACGCTGCAATAGACTCGCTCCTTTTGAATATTGATCAGGCCGCCAAGCTGATCGGCGTGGGCCGGACGCTGTTTTACTCCATGCACATCAACGGCCAGCTCGGCCCGTCGCCTGTACGCTTCGGACGTCGCATTTTGTGGCGTGTGGATGAGCTGACCAGATGGGTTCAGGCCGGTTGTCCTAAACGTCAGGAGTGGATCAAAAATAAGCGAAATTAACTCTTATATTCAGAGCTATTGAGTTGATTTAGCGTGTTACAGAGTTAATGTGTGCCACACCAAAGAGAAACCCGATACGAACACCTGTTGGAGAAAAGGTATGAGAGTTTACAAGGCAATCTACAAGGACCAGGACGGGAACAAAAAACAAACGGACAAATGGTACCTCGACTTTTATGATCATTTGCGCAGAAGGCACATGCTGGCGGGTTTTACCAGTAAGCGTCCGACCGAAGAATTGGGCCGCAATATTGAGATTCTCATCAGTTGCCGCATCGCCAATCAAAGTCTGCCGCCTGAGACCCAGCGGTGGATTGAAGGCTTGCCGAAGAGCCTGCTTAAGTCCTTTACTAAATGGAATCTGATCGACAACAAACGAATTGAAGGCATGAGGCCGCTGCAGGAGCACATTCTGGAGTGGAAGCAATCGATTATCGCCACCAATAAAACAGAAAAACACGCCGAGCAGCAGTATTATCGCGTCAAGAAGGTATTCCAGTTGTGCAAGTTCACCTATTGGCACGAGATTTCGGCCAGCAAGCTTCAGCTGGAAGTTGCCAAAATTAAGAGGACCGTCAAAGTGAGGCACAAAGACAGTGAGAAGAAAGGCCTTCGCGAAAAGGTGGTCGGCGATGCCACCCAAAACACCAAGGTATATTTCCTGAAGGCCTGCAAGCAGTTCTGCAAATGGATGGTCATGGACAACCGGGCCTCTCAGGATCCGCTCCGCTGCCTGCAAGCCGAACTTGGTCCGCAAAAAAGAAAGGCGGCTCTGGAACCTGATGAACTACGCCGGCTTTTGGCACATGCAGAGAAGGCAGGAAAAATACAGGGCCTTGCCGGATATCAGCGGTCGGTTCTTTATAGGGTGGCTGCTGAAACAGGCCTGCGAGCCTCTGAACTGAAGGCCCTGAAAGTCAAAGATTTTGATTTTAAGGATAAGATGGTCAGGCTTTCAGGTCAGTTCACGAAGAACAGAAAGGATGCCGAGTTACCGCTTCGAGATCCCACTATCGAGAAGCTTAAGGAGTTTTTCCGCGGCCAAGACTCGGACGACAAAGCGTTTGTCATGCCGTGCATCAGCAACTGCGCCAGAATGATGCGGACAGACCTGGAAGATGCCAAGATTGCAATTCATGAAGACCGCGGGACTGTTGGATTCCACAGCCTGCGTCACACCTTTGGTTCGATGCTGGCCGCCTCCGGCGTCCATCCCAAGACCGCACAGCAACTTATGCGGCACTCGGACATCAACCTGACTATGTCGATAACGTAAGATATTTTTCGCTCTTTTGAAAGTTGATAAAAGAAGTCCTTTCTC